CGCTGTGTATCCGGCCGTAGTCGTCGCTGCCACGTTGATCTTGTGGCTCTCGCCTTCCGCCGTGCCCGCGAAACTGATGTCTTGGGCGCCGCGCAGGTAGTAATTCAGCGTCCAGGAACTGGCGGGGTAATCGGCCAGAGTGACCAGCCAGTACCAAGTATCGCCCGCGCGGAGAGTGGAAGGCTGAGGGGTAACTTCACTCATTGAATCATCGACCCATGGGGAGAGCGATCCAAATACAGGTTCCACTTTTGAGCATGGAGGATTGTTCTGTCAAGGAAAATCATGCAGGACACTACAAGAAGTTCGCAGAAGTCGCTAAAGTGGGAATTATTGAGGCGGGTTGCAGAGTGCGGGTCAGAACCTTTTCAAGCCTGCCAGCCAGGCAGACTTCTTGATCTTGATGCGTGGAGGCCCGCCCGAGGCTGCGGTTGGCGTAGCGGGGGCTGACCCTCCAGGCTTGCCGGGAACTTCCGCCTTGATCGTGGCCGCCAATTGCGTGTTCTCCGCCGCCAGGCGTGCGAGCAAATGGGGCACATCATGGCTCAAGGAAATCAAGGCCGCATAAGCCAGCACACGGCAATCGAGCGCTTCATTACGCGCGCGCATCTTCTCCCAAGAACGTCCGGGAAACCCATGGCGATAGACGCGCACGATGCGTTCGGCGGTAAGCTGAGCGAAGAATTCGTGATCGTAGCCGCGAGGGAAATGGCAGAAGCCCGGACCCTCGCCTTTGACGTTCAAGCGCGCGTAGATAGTTTCTTTGAGTGAATCGACGCCGAGGGGCCAGAGCATGATGCGGGCGCGGTTGTTCGAGCTCGGGCGGCCGAGTAGGGGACGTCCCCAACCGGCAATGCCTTTCGAGGCCCAGACGCGGCGATCGCGCCGCGGCTTCACAAAACGATAAACATCCGCCGTGCGGAATCCGGAATCCACAAACACCGCCGCCACTTGCAGGGTTGTGCCCAGAACGTGCTCGAACCGGCGGGAGAGCAAAAGGTCCAACTGGTCCCAGGTAGCCGGCTGCGCGGTATCGCCCGCCACGAACGCATATTCCATCGACCATGATTCCTCGCCCGCGCCCCAGCCGACAAACTCGACTTCCAGGCGGTTCTCTTGCACGTCCACTCCGGCGGTAATCACGCAAACACCTGCCGGGGCGAGGCGGGCGCCTTCGGCATTCTTCGGATAATCCTCGCAGCGTTTATAGACTTCTTCCGATTCGATGGAATCTCCTTCCTGTTCCCAAGTCTCGCCAAGAGTTTGATTGACCCAAGTCTTCAGGGTTTCCGGCCGTTTTTTGGATTCGAGAAAGCCCTTCACGATGTCCGACCAACGCACCCAAGGGGAATAGAGCTCGTTGATATGGAACCCCGCCACGCCGGCGCCTGGAACTTCCGCGCGCCACTCACCGCGGCGGAGAAATTTGGTTTTATCCGCGTCAGTCATCGGCGCTTCACACTTCTCGCAGATATAGCGCACGGTTTTCGGATCGTATTCCCCCGCCGCGTTCTTATCCCACTTCATTTGCGGGAATCTCAAGACCTGAAAATGCCCGCAATGGAGACAGGGAACGTAGAAACGCCGCTTGTCGGAAGCTTCATAGGCTGGCTCGATTCGAGAAATGCCTTTAATTGTGGGCGTGGAAAAAAGAATCTTCTTGCGATTCCAGAAGTTCTTGGTGCGCGCAAAAGCGAGATTCACCGGGTCCCCCTCATGGCCCGCGCTGGCGGGATAGCGGTCAACCTCGTCACAGATCACCACGCGGATTGGGCGCGCGGCCAGACCCGAAGGCGCGTTGGCGCCGACCACGGAAAGGTGTCCTCCGGGAAAGGTTTTATGTAAAAGCGTGCTGTTATCGGAAGTGGCGCGAGCTTCACGCACCTTCCCGCGCAGGCACGGGGTATCGCGCAACATCGGGGCGAGGCGCTCTTTCGACCAATCCTGCGCCATTTCGACGGTGGCCAGCACATAAAGGATGGGACAGGGATCCTGGTCAATAAAATATCCGATGATATTATTCGCCCCTTCTGTTTTGCCTACCTGCGCGGAGCACATCACTACGACTTCTTCATGTAAGGCGTCGTTTATCGCATCCATAATCTCGCGTTGGTAGGGCGCGCGTGCCGTGGACCATTGGCCGGGTTCAGGACAGTTTTCCGGGGAGAGCATCCGATAGCGGTCCGCCCATTCGGAAACGGTGAGCCGCGGCGGCGGCGCCAAGCCTTGGGCCGCACGCGCTTCGAGAATTTCAGCGCGGCTATTTGCCACGGCGCTTCGCCCGCCATTCCGAGAGATCAAAAAGGAAATCAAACATAAAAACGAGCGCGGCCGCAAGAATTACTCCGATGAAAAGCCCGAAAATCAATTTACCTGTCGTTTCATCTATCACTACCCACATTTCTTTTCCCCCTTTGAGGGCTGTGATTTTTGCCAAACGGCTTTTCCGCCGTGCGTTTCAGTTCCGCATCGATGGCTTCCGCCAGTAGGCGTTCGCATTCGGCTTCTTTCCTGGCGGCAGCGAGCCGGCTGGCTAATTTGCGGGGAATCCCGCGCAGGTTGCTACGCAGCGTCGAGAAAACTTTCTGATGCGCCAGCAGGATTTGATCGGCATCGATCAGTTTCCCTTCGCGCTTTTTAAGTTCCAGCAAAAGCAGTTTCGCCTGGATCTGCTCGCGCACGGCGCGCGCTTCATAGTAGCCGAGGCCGGCGAGGGCCGAAGATTCGGCTGGCTGGCCCGCCGAGCCCGGTTGCTCGGTGCGCAAATCATGCGCAGGATCGCGTTGCGCCGCGATAGCCGCCAAGCCTTTTTCGAGATCGAGCCGCCCGTCACGCGCCGAAATCCTCCCGGAGCGAATCAGCTTATTGACGTACTGGCGCGTCTTGCCGATATGCCGGGCGAATTCGGCGGGGGTGACGTTCATCGCGCCTCCGGCGTCTCTCGGGACTCGGGACTCGGGACTGGGGACTCGGGGCTTGTCAAAAGGGGATACTCCTTCCATTCCCGGCCGTCGAGCTCCGTCCCCATTTCCGTGCGGATAGCGGCGGACTGCTTGAAGAAAAAGGCGACATGCTCGCGCTGGCACCGGTCGCGGATCTCGCGCGCCCAGGCATGGTCCATAGGGCGAAAGCCAGGGCCGCTTTCGCCGCCGACAATCACCCAATGGAAGCCTTCGAGATTCAAAGTTCCGAGCGGGGCCAGTAAAGGTTCGGCAGAGATGAACCGAACCGTCGCCGGGATCTGACGGAGTAGGTCCATCCGGTACAGGAAGTTGGGAGTTTCGACGCTCACACCCAGCCAGACATTTGGATAGCCCAGAAAGAAACCGACGCTCTGATCATATCCCCTCCAATCTAGGGGAACCCGGGCGGGGATGAGTTCGGGGCGTTTAGTAAGAATCTGAAAAATGAGATTCGGGCAGCGGCGCACAATGTCCCAAGCTTCGGCACGCCAAGCATCAGCATCCGGATGGAACCAGTCGGACCAAGAACAGGTGAAGACCCGTTCCTGGATTCCAGCCGCTTGGGCCTCCGCCTGCCAGCGAAGAGGATCGGCCCAGGTTTTCGTTCGCGTGACGGTGTACGGCTCAAACCCCAGCTTCTCCATCCGCGCCAGCGCGTAGCAATGCGCGCACCCGGGACTGACTCGCGTGCAGCCCCGCCAGGGATTCCAGGTTTTCGAAGTCCAGCTAATTGCCGTTTTATCGCCCATGTTTGCCTCTCAAATCGCAGATAAGTGCATAGTAAGTGACGTTCTGGAGCGGACATTGCCAGCCGCGCACGATCCGACTATGGGGATTCTGTGCCAGCAGCAAATAAGGCGCGGCGAAGGTGGCTAGCTCGCGCTTGCGTGGGATGTCCCATTCGAGCGGGATCCCGAGAGCCTGCCGGGCGCAATGAGAAAGATTCGAGCCGAGGGTTCCGGTAGCGCCGTGGGTCAAGAAAAAGAGAGTGCGATGCGCGATCCGGGGAAAGCAATTGAGCCACGGAATCCACGGCTCGCCGTAAGTGTCGATGTCCACAGCATTGAATTGCGCCATGTCGAATGCCTGGACGGTGCGAGCATCAACGGCCATCTTCAAGGTCCCGGGAAGGCGCGGGGATTTATCGACGGGAGTGTAGGCCGTGACTTTGAATTCCTGGCGAAGTTGAGCCCAGATCCGGCCCTCGCCCGCGAAGAGATCGAGCACGCGGAGTTCTTTCAGGCCCGAAGCGCGAATTGCCTGCCGGCGGATGGCGAGCTTCAGGCCGAGGGAGCGGTTATCCGTTTTGTGCAGGGTTCCCATTTTGTTTCTTCCGTCGACCGCCGAGCTTACCGATGCGGCGGAAGTAATCCGGCTTGTGTGTCGCCTTAGTCGCCAGGCCGCCCTTCTGGCCGAGGGTTTGGAAATCGGGGCGACCCTGAATTGCCTGGACGGCATATTTCAGCGCTTCTCTAGCCTCGCAGTCATTCAAAATGGGCGTGCCGTTTTTGTAATAGGCATTATGTAGCAGCCCCACTAAAAACTGGATTACCTCTTCATCCCGACCGGGGGATCTAAAAATTCGCCCTGGGCGGCCGCGTTGCTCATCCCCCGGCTTTCGAAATACCCGCCCCTCTGATGTATTCATGCCGCCACCCCCGCCGCTTCGAGGATTCGACGGTTCCGCGTGGCTACCGCCTTCGCCGCGCGTTCCTGATAGATGGTCTGGATGGCCTGACGGACGGCCGGGGCCGAGATCCGCTTCGGCTTTTCTTCCGGGACTCCACCCGCCAGGATTTCTAGTTCGAGTTTCATCAGGGCATCGCGCACGTTGCCTTCTGCGGCTTTAGCAATCGCGGCAAAGTTAATGCCGTTCTTTCGGCCGGTTTCCTTTTGGGAGATCCCCGCTAGGAAACGCGCCAGGTCTTGTTCGATCCCGACCGTACCGAAGTTGAGCGTTAGGCAGCGGGAGAGAAACCGAGACTCAAGCAGGTCGGTAGCGTTCGCCGTGAAAACGAAAACCGTCATCGGCGGAAATGCTGTCGCGTCCAGTAGGGACAGGAAGGCGAGCTGCGCTGCGTGCGTCATTTGATCCGCTTCGTCAATCAAGACGAAATGGAACCTGGCCGACCAGGGGAAGTATTGACATCGCTGCGCGATGCTTTGCACGCGCTCCAGATCGCATTCTCGACTCGGGATCCGCTGCACTTCGCCCGGCAGGGCTCGGGCCAGGACCAGCGCCATCGTGGTCTTGCCTGTGCCGCTGGGTCCGAGAAAGAGGAAGGCCGCCGAGTGCGGCGCCTTTAGAAAAGATGTGAGCACCGCCCGCGGGCGTTCGATCCCGATGAAATCGCCGACCGCCTGGGGCTGGTATTTCTCTGCCAGAGTTTTCGGAAATTCCATGTTGCCCTGTTTCATCCCGCGCCCCCTATGGTTATTTGATTCCCTCATCACGCCCAAAGTATAAAGCAAGCGCGGTTGCTTGTCAAGGAAAATCAGCAGGGGAAGGGTGCTTTTATTCGTTTTGTTTTGATGGGGTTGCGCCTTTGGCATCGGACTATTTGTCCCGCGTGGACTGTACCACGATGCTTGCATGTTTCTCCAGCTCCTCCAGTTGGGGCAGAATATCGGCCACGGCGCTGATCGGCACGCCCAAGAGAATCCAGGCTAGGCGCGGCGGGGGGCGCAAATCGAGATCCTGGATCTTGCCCTCCGGAGTCCGCGCCAGCAAACCCTCCAACTCCTCGGCCGTCCAGAACTTCGTGAGGTTGATTTCGCGGGAGAGCGCTTCGAGTGTGGCCGGATCCCAATCGAGATCGAGCTCCGCTACACGATTGTCCGCAATGGCCAGTTCCCGCGCCCGCGGGTCGCGCTCCAAGTCGAGATCCGTTCTCTGCACCGCGATGAGTGACTTCCCGTCGGTCCGGAGAACGATGGCTTCGCGCGCTCCGGTCGCCAGTGCGACCTCAAGTGCTTTGTTGCCGGCAATTACTTTCCCTTTCTTGTCGAGCACAATCGACCGGCCAAACCCATACTCTTTTATGGATTGCCCCAGCGCCTGGCGGCCGCGTGTTGTGCCTCGATTTGCGTTGCGCGGGTCCGGGCCCAGCCCCGCCAGCGCAACCCTGTGAATCAATTGACCTTGCACCTTCGCCGCTTTTCGCTTTGGCTTCTTCACTATGTCAACCTCGTTTTTCCCCTCATGCTCCCAGCCAAACCGAAGCTGCGCGTTACC